GGAACAACCTGAGCCATTACACCATCTTTTGATTGCTTATAAGATACCAAAGCACGAGGTGGTTCAATACCATTTGTTGAGTTTGAAATTTGAGCTGAGGTTTCAGCCGGCATCAAAGCCATCAAAGTAGAATTACGAATACCAGTTTCTTTTAGTTGCTGACGTAATCCTTCCCAATCCATACGTTCTTCATGAGGAACAAGATCGTCAACCTCTTTTTTGTAAGTATCAATTGGAAGAATGCCATAACCATATTTGGTTTCATTATTCTTTGGAATAGAACCTTTCTCAGCTGCGAGATCAGCGGATGCTTTAATAAGATAATAAGACCATGCTTCAGCATACTTATCAACTTCTGCCAATGACGCATCATTATATTTTAAACCACGCTTTGCCAAAAAGTAAGCAAGGTTAATAATACCAACACCCAATGGACGACGATCATTAGTTGATCGTTCTGCTGCTGGCACTGGATAAGATTGATAATCAAGTAAAGCATCAAGAGCACGAACAGCAAGAGTACAATACTTTTCAAAATCTTTGGGATCGTTGATTAGTCCCCAATTGATTGCTGAAAGAGTACATAGTGAAATTTCTCCTTCAGTATCATCTGAAGAGCTCAACGGTTTAGTTGGCAAATCAATTTCAGTACAAAGATTTGACATACGAATTGGAGCAACTTCTGGTAAGAACGAACCATGATTATTTGCGTGGTCAACATTCATTAGATAAATTCTACCAGTATCTTTGCGCTCTTTCAAGAACTGAGAAAATACTTCTGTTGCAGACATTACTTTTTTGCGAATAGAAGTTTTGCGTTCGTACATTTCATAAAGTTCTTTGAACTTATCCTGATCTGCATAAAACGCTTCGTATAGATCTGGTACTTCATCTGGTGAAAAGAATGTAATATTGCCATTAGTCAAAAGACGCTCATACATCAATTTATTAAACTGAAATGCATAGTCCATATGGCGAACACGTGTTTCTTCAGTCCCTTTATTGTTCTTCAATACGACAAGATCTTCAAATTCATAGTGCCATACTGGAAGATATACTGTAGCGGCACCACCACGAACACCACCCTGTGAACATGATTTTACAGCTGACTGGAAATACTTCAAGAACGGAATAAGACCTGTATGTACAATAGATCCATCATTAATTTTAGAACCGATTGCACGAATAGAACCTGCGCCAATACCAATACCGGCTTTCTTGGAAATATATCTTACAATAGAAGTTGAAGTTGCATTAATAGAATCAAGGCTATCGCCGGACTCAATAAGGACACAAGAGCTAAATTGCCGTGTTGGAGTCCTAAGCCCAGCCATAATAGGAGTAGGCAAAGAAATAAAGAATTGAGAAACAGCATCATAGAAATCTTTCACCCATTTCATACGGGTATCACGTGGATAATCAGAAAATAGCGTAGCGCCAATTAGCATATAAGCCATTTGTGGTGTTTCGTAAATTGTTTTAGTTCCACGGTCTTGTACTAGATATTTACCACGAAATTGTTCCATTGCAACATAAGTAAAGTTATCATCACGACCATGATTAATAAACGTATTTAATGTTGCAATTTCATCTTCATTATATTTTTTGAGAATCTCAGCATCGTATACTTTACGATCAACATTTTGTTTAATTAGTTCTAATAATGAAGATGGTTCATAGTTGCCATATACCTCTTTACGCAATTTATAGTTAACTAATCGAGCAGCTACATACTGATAGTTTGGTGTATGTTCAGAAATAAGTTCTGCTGCAGATTTAATAAGCAGCTCATGAATAGAGTAAGCTGGAATTTTATCATATAATTGAATATTTGCTTTTAATTCAATTTCTGAAATTGAGACACCAGTAATTCCGTCTGTTGCCCACTCAAGTACTTTATGTACTTTATCAAGATCAAATGGTTCTTTATGACCATCTCTCTTAGTAACTAAAATCTGTTGGTTCATTAAATACTCCGTTGCTTCAGAGAAAAGTTTGCACTGCCAACACCATACATGTTAGCTTAATATTTTCTATTTCTATTGGGTCTATTATATATTAGATTACGACTTTTGTAAACCGCTATTATTCATTATTTTGCAAATTATTTTCATTTGCTTGATCTGAAGCTTCGGAGATTGCGGTCTCGTAATATACAAGTACTTGAGATTGCTGATTAATAAACCGACGAATGTCTTGAATATTAATAGCTAGACGTTCATAATCACGTACTGGCATTGCAATGAATACCACTTCACCATAGTCTTTTCTGAACTGTTCAATAAAATCTTCTAGATTTTCTTCAGTAACTACTTCAAATTTTACATCAGCCATATTGACCGGTTTAGGTCTTGGCTGAATCATAATGTTTGGACCTACGTATTCAGTTACTGTTTGAATACGTGGTTCAGTATTGAATGTACTACATCCACTACTCAGGAGTACTACTGGCAGGAGGAGTAGCGCCGGAGTCAACTTCGATTTGGTCAAAAACGTCTTTAGTTCCATTATTAATTCTCGTTTCAATAAGTCCTGGTTTACGTAAAGCCAGACGCGTTAAATCATGATCAGATAAAGTAGCACGAATCTGATCGAGCCCAGCTTCAGCTTCTCTTAAATTAGCTTGAAGCTCATTGTTCAATTCCTGTTGACGAGCAGCATCTTCTTTTAGTCGACCAATAGTTGCTTCATTAGTTCTAACAGCTTGGTCTAAGATTTGCTTTTCAGCGGTTAATTGTTCAATCTTTGCTTGTGTTGAATCGTAGTAGTACTTAACTCCAAAGCCAAGCCCTCCTAACAAACCCATTACTATAATTATACCATATATCTTAAGCATTGTAAACCACTATTTTTTGTTTTTACGCTCCAACATAGCGTTAATAAACGATAAACCTTGAGATCGTCTAAACATAGAATCAGTATCTTCTTTTCTGCGCTTATCACGTTTTTTGAATAGAATCTGATCTGCTGATGGAGTAAGGTCAACACCTCCACCGGCTACTGCATTTGCAGCTGTCTCTCTAATTTCTTTGAAAGATTTCATCGGATAATTTCTCCGGGATTTACTAAAATGTCTTGCTTAGTTTTTAGATGTAGTACTCTGTATATTGGTGCACCAAGCATATGTCCTTCAGGAAGTGTATCCTCAAATACTTTAACTTTAGTACCTTTCAAAGCAATAGGTTCACCCGTGATTGGTGAAACAGTATCATGAGCTAGCTTATAAACTCCTGGTTGTAATTGTTCACCAATCATATGCCATGTTGATTCAAATAAAGTATCATCGAAATCAATATCCATTTTCTTTAAAACATTTACAATCTCTTCTTCGGTCATACCAGTTTCTTCTTTAATTAAGAATAACGCTGTTGCCCAAGAAGCCAATTTGGTTTTACCAAATGGAAGTTTACTTAACAATCTTTTAATATTAAACACAAGACGATGGAAAACCGTATATGCAGATTTCTCTTCAGAAGTTTTCAATTGACTAGTCTTTTTAACGACTTTACCATCATCGTCAATTATGCCTAATTCAAAAGCTTCTGTTTTTTCCCAAGGCGTGACAAGTAGCTTAATAAATCTATAAGCATAAAATAAGTCAGCTGTTCTAGAAACTACACCCATTAAATTTTCCTAAGTCTTTCTATTATTAATGGATCTAAAGGAACATCCATTTTTTCTTTTTCTGTAATATAATTCAAATAAATTAACATTGGCTTTATGACAGGCCAATGTTCTTTATTTACTTTATACCACAACATTCTTACTGATGCTTCAATTCCAAAAACATTAGCTAAAATTACAATATGATTCAGTATTAATCTTTCTTGTAAATCATCGTCGTTATAATATCTACCAAGTAACCGCTTGATATATTTAAATCTATTTAAATCATCATAAAATTCTTCAGTGTCAGTGCAATTCGGATTTTTATAATTATTTGCTGCATACAGGAGAATATTCTCCTCATTCAAACGATCAAAAAGTTTCATAAATTCCTCAATAAAATAGAATGTCTTTTATCTATTTATTCAGCAATTTTATTAAGTAATTCTTCCAATAAAGCTTTTTTTGATTGGCGGCGATCTAATTCTATACCATAATCTCTAGCTACACTTTCAAGTTTTGCTTTTGTGAGTGATCTTAGCTCATCTTCTGATAGAACACCATCGCCATCTTCGTCTGCACCAGTAACAGTAATCTCAATATTAGAATGAGTATCTGTAATTTCATCTTTAACAATAGTTTCCTCTTCAGAAACTACTATTGGAGTTGGAACCACCGTAGATGTATCTAATTCGATAGTCTTTGGTTTTTCTTTTTTACGATTATTAAAGTCATCGCATTGTTTAGCTGTCATACGAACCGCTTTTAACAATTCTCCTTTTTTACTAATAAATCCACGAGGTGTAGCAATAGCATCTTTTAACCATCCAGGAACATTCATTTTATTTCTCCTATATTTCGTTGTCAACTAATACTAGATCAAACGCAGCAGTTACTCTAGCATTATTTGATCTAACTTCAGTTCTAATATCTAAATCAGATTTTTCTGGAATTTTAATTGGAACACCAAATTGATATGTATATTGGCCTCCAACACCAGCAACTTCTGCCGTATGTCCAATTCTAAACGAATCTTGTTCAAAGTATCTCACAAACATATCTATTGTAGCATCAGCATTTGCTGCACAGGTAGATGTCCCTTGAAGCAAATAACCAGTTTTACCTGCAGGGACTGTGTAAATAGCCATAAGTGTTTGTGATTTACCAATGTTGATTCTTAATACTTCAGCTGTGGTATTTGATACTCTAATTTGTGTTTGATTTGCTACTGATCCATCAATATATGCTCTATAAACTCTTTTGAAAACTACAGTGCCTGTAGCAGAATTACCAGAAATAGTAAAGGTATCTTCTACTTCTTCAAAGTTTTCATTTAAGCCTAAAACATGAACCGTAATACCATCATCTAAAGATGATGCGGTGCCGTTAAAAGCTGTGGTACTAATAGTTAGAGCTGATGGAGTATCAAAAGCATCCCAAGGATAATATGTATCATCTACATCCCAAATACTACCAGAGGTATTTTGAGACATAGATGGCACAGCACCAAACTTATGCACATTAGCCCAACCGTCAACTAATCCTGCAGAAATATAGATGTTAGAACTAATTCCTGAAGAATTAATAATGTTACCGTCTTTATCAGCGATCATAACAACTTCAAAAACGTTGCTATTAGTTACTGATCCAAACCATTCTTGTCTATGTGCAGAATATTGAGCCATTAGTTATACCTTATTACTCTCCATCGCCTTCATCTGAAGCTTCAGGCTCGGGTACCAATGACTCATCAATAGTAAAGGTTTTTTCAACATCGGCCGTATTAAATACACCATTTTCTCCAGCTGATTCATTATATGTAACAACAAATACCACTTCAGTGGAATCTTCGTTATTGTCTATAGCTGTTAAAGCTACCCAATCTTGATCAGTTATTGTTTCTGACCAAGATACGTCAACGGCCGCGCACGAACCTACGGTGCCAAGACTAGTAGCCCATGTATCAATTGAAGCAATTTCTGCACTAGTTGCAATTCTATTTGTCATAATTTATCTCCTTACTTTTTAATTGCGGCTGCTGATTTTTTGATATTATCAAACGTTTCATCTTCACCATCTTTTTCATCGACGATTTCAGTATTATCATCATGCATTTTTTTGAATTCTTTTTCGCCTTTTGCTCTTGGCTCTTCAGGTGATTCTTTCATACGTTTTTTACCGCATGAACCTTCACAAACTTCTCCACATTTCTCGCATATACCAGCTTCATCAATTGCGTCTGCTGTTGATTTTTTCATGGTGACTTTATATGTCTTATCACCAAATTTAAATTCTTTTTTACCGGCTTTTGCAGCGGCTGCGGCAGCACCCATAAAGTCAGCTACGTCTTCATCAGCAATTGCTTCTGGCACCCAGCTTTTTCTTTCGGTTTTTGTTTTGGTCTCATACATGTCGCGATATGCTTGAGCTAATGTCTTATTTATATTGTCCATTGTTTTTTCCTTACATGTTCATGAATAATTGGCCAGCCCAAGCGGCCGCAGTTACAGTTATACCAATCCAGAAGATTCTATTAATTACTCTTACTGTAATGGTCGTTTCGTCAATTTTTGTTTCTACCTTATCAATACGATCTGAATGTGAGTTCAAACGGTCGTTGATAATCTTACGATCTTCTTCTA